ATTGATAACTCTATAGCTTTTAATTGCCTATCCATTAACATACAGGCTTTTTCCATTTTCATGAGCGATAATTGCTCTTGAGCAGTTAAAGCCTGAATACTTGGTGGCGCTTCTGGATCTGGTATATTAATAAATTCTTGCGGGTTTTGTACTTTCATAGCATTAAGATATTCTAATAATATTCTAATCCTATTTGCTTCTGGTTCTGCTAATAATTGATAAATAGATTGAGCCTGCGCTATTCGCTGCATTTGGGAAGAAAATTTAGGATCAGCAATTGGGAATACGCCATAATTAGGCAGCATATAATCCTCGCGCTTAATCATCCCTAATTGCTCACCCATCGGAAAGGCAATCTCATCATCCAAATATTCTCTATTAAGATCATAAAGTTTTTTAAATTCACTTTTCAAAGATTCATGAAGACGTGTTAAAATTGCACCAAAAACTTGTTGCGATTGCTCTAATGCCGCCATTGTAGTTGTAGCTGGCACATTGGCCGCTGGCAATTCACCAGACATTATATCAGTCACATTAGTTATTTCTTTAGCAGATTGAATTAAGAATTGTAATAATTGAAATAATACTGCCGACGGCTCTTTAATTGGTAGCTCTACAAAACCTGCTCTTAAATCAGCCCCTGTCGGATTATAAACTTGCTTCCATTCGCCTGGTTTAAATGCAAAGTCTCCTTTAGGCAATCTTACTGAGCTGCTAATTATTCCGCATTGCCTATTTGCCAACGTTCCTGCGTCTATGAGCTGATTAAATATACTATTGACCGTTTCATTAGTATGAAACAACAATGCTCCAAGACCTAAACTATGAAATGAACCATTAGGATTAGGGATTAACTGATAAACTGTAAAATGATTAATAGCATTAATTTTTACAAATTTACCTGCGGCATTAAAATCAAAAGATGATTTTTTATAACGCGGAGCAAGTCTTACTGTTTTTTTACTGTCTCTATGAATAGTTGCAATATATGGTTCTTGATATCCATCGCCATCTAAATCTAGCCATCTATGCTGCTCATAAAAAGGATGTATTACATCTAAAACTCTAGGATCATATTCGTTCTTTTTTGTAGTAAAAGTTTTAGATTCCAATCCACTACTGCCTTCTTTTAAATCTTGATCTCTTAATTTATCAATTTCTGCACCACGAATGACACTCATTCCAAGTTCTTCTAAATCCATGTCTAAAAATAAACCGCTTTTTATATTCTCAATAATCTCATTAGTGCTCAAATATATTGTATGAGTAATACGCTGCGCATTTTCTAATGTATCAATTTTATCATTTACCATGACATCATCAGGAAGACACAATTCTGTATCTGGCTGACCACTAATAGGATTATAGAATGACTTACGGTAAACAATGCCCATAAAGAACAGCATCATAGTTAATTTATCAGTATCTTTTATCCAATGAGAAGATTCGCCAAGCAATTGATAGGACATGTGGGCACTTTGACGATAACATATATCAGATAAAATATGCTTTGGATCATCAGGAAGCATTAACCTAACTTTAACAACTTTATCATCCTTTATTAAAAGAGGCATAAGGCGAGCGTTTCCTTGCATACAAGCGCCAATAATCATCGGATATTTAATATTAGCGGCTTTTTCCCAGGGAGTATTTTTTTCTTTAGCATTAATAGCAATTAACTCAAAAGCTTTTTTATTAATAGCCTCCCATTCTACACGGCTTTGTTTATCTATCTCATAGCCATCAAGTACAACTTGCGCAATTTCATCTAATTGCTTTTCGCTTAAATCCTCCGCTATATTATCCATTGCCATATATTTTTGTAATTTCTCAGGAATTTTATTTTTGCCTATATTCCCAGAGCGAATATCATTAATCGATACACTTTCCATAGTGCTAATATCCAATCCTTGTATTGGTTCGTCTTGTGGTTCTTGCATTTGATTATTAATCATAATTACTCCTTGTTCGATTCTTGTAATTTATAATTTTTTATTCTTTTTAAAATTTGTTTTAACCCTTCCTCAGTAACTTTTATTATTTCATCATCAGTACGTGCATAACAGGCATTGTTGTTTAGTCTTTCAATGACAAATATTAAATCACTTTTTAATGAATATATAATTTCATTATCTGATATATTAATTTTTATCATATTAATATCCGGTAGTAACAGATCTTTGCTCATCCTCATAATAACTTTGCTTATTAAAAGTTGGCTCTTCTTTAATGCCCAACTCTTGCGTCATTTTAATATTATTATATTGATTGCCATCGTGAATATCCGAATGAGGGTGTACCTTATCAGGATAATCTACATATTTTTCTTCGCCAATAACCTTTAATCTTCTATAGCAATATTCCCCTTGAAATCCCTCTCTCAAAATTGGACATCCTAATCGAGAGATTATATAAAATGGCTTCCCTCTTATTAATCGATCTAATGAATTGCTTACGCTTGTTATACGTGAGCTAACATCATTTGTAACACATGGAATACTATCTATTCCAACTTCCTCTAATTGTTCTCGGCATTGCGCTGTATTAGCCGGATCATGCGTTGCTATTAATGGATGATTAGGACAATACCGATTTAAAAATGGCACTACACTAGTTTCGCATAAAGCTTTAATACTAATATAATCTCCAATAAATTCTTTAATCGCTCTGATCTGATTGCCAACAACTTGACTTAATAAAATTGCCGGACAAACTAAACCTCCATCAATACCCAAATATATCGGCTCATTAACGTCAATCGGCAAATCCTCTATGCTATGCAGATCATCGTTATAACCAGGATAAACTGGTTTGCCATCAACTATCGTTCCGTATTTACCACAAGCATAAACTTTAACAAATTCCTCACCACGATCGAGCATATCCAGATAATATTGCCTGCCCATTATTTCAATATTATCTGCCGTCTCATTTACATACCAATTACCATGTTCGTCTTTTAACAAAGCTGGCGGCTGATGATAGATTTTAATTGTAGAGTTTTCTCTTTTACTCTCTATCTCACTAATCCAGTGTCTATTTTTGGGTGGATTAGTATCAGCCAAAAATTGTGCCTGATAAGGCGTCCAATCCATTAATGCCTTTGATTTATCTTTTTCTTTTAATTCGGGATGAGCTCTCTCAAATCTTTTTATAAATTCTATCTTTGCCGGATATCTACCAATGCGCGATAAAAGCACATTAAAAATAGTTTTAGGTATATGCCTTAATTCATTAATATAAACACTTGTAAGTTCCAATGATTCAAGCTTTCTTACATCATCAACGCGATCCAATGCTAAAAATAGAATCTGTAACCAAATCTCCCCATCTTTATCCCTAAATTTATAATTATAAGTTAACTGTGGTTTGCTTTTCACATGTGGCTTTGGCAAACCTTCTGTCCAGAAATTCCAAGTAGTAAGCGTTGTGGTCTCTAATTGTCCTGCTGTATTTCTTACTATTGCCCATTTGCTCTTACGTATTCCATCATCACAGGGCGGCATATTTACTGCTAAATCTATAATCTCATTAATAGCCCATGATGTTTTACCACTTCCAAAAGCTCCCATTACAATCTTACGAGAACAATCATCAAGACTTACAACCTCTGTTAAATAAGGGACTTTTTCTCGGTCATATATTGCTAATTCCCTGTTCAATATTATCGGATATCCATATTCATCTTTCTCTATGTCAATTTTATTTATTGCCTGCATTTGCGCTTGTATCTGCGCAATTTTGTGTACATAGGATTTCATTATTAACCCTGTAATTTAGCCATTTTTTTCGCTCTTTTTTCTTTAATTTGTTTAATTTTTTCTAATCTCGCCTTACTTGCAGACATAGAGATATTTTTCATTTTCTCCTCTAACCTCTCTGGATCAAATTCTTCGCTACGATGCATTTTAACTGAACCCTTAGGATTATTAGGATTAGGAGCATCGCCCGCATGTTTAGGGAATTTACTATATAGTTCGCCCTCTTTAAAAATTAAATCGGCAGCGTTTTTACGTAATGCTTCCATTCGGTCTAAGACTTTCATTTCTACATCATATTCATCTTTTGTGATTGTTCCTTCTTTATACAATCGATCTAATTCCAATCGCTGCAAAGTTGGCTGCACATAAATAATCTCATTAATCATTGCATGAGACGCAAGACTTCTCATCATCTTTTCGTAAAAGTCTGCAGCATAAATCCCTTCTTGCAATCCCCTATCTAAAGCATTAATTTTTTCTTCCATTGTTCCATGCCAATCTTGTATATCTATCGTGCGATCGCTTGGCTTATCTCCCCAACCCCAAGAATTTTTCATAGTAGCGATCCATAATGGAACATTAAACCTATTATCATTTAAGCCGCTTTTGCCTCTCTCAACCCACCAAGACATTGAATGAGTTAAACCTAGTTCCATTATTTCGCCAATTTCCTTATAACGCCGCATCCAAGTTTTAAGAGTAGGCAAACTAATATCCAATATAGACGCAATCTGAACAGGTAAAGCGCCCCGTACCTTCATCGCCTCCATTATTTCGTCAAGTTTTGATTCTACAAGTTCCACAGGTTTAAGATGATATTTGTTGTTTATGATTGGCATATTTTTTAATCAACCGTTTTAAAGATTTAATATTGAATTCAAGAGAATTATCGTCTGCATGTTCAAAGGCATCATAAACACCATCGATTAATTCATCATTTAAATT